CCATCACTCACCCCACCGGCTGTAGAGGTTATGGTCTGCCCACCAGGACTAGGCAAGTCCTTACGCCCTAATTTGGTTTTGAGCGTTAAAGGATACGCACCATTCGTTTGGAAGTCAGCAAATATACGGCCGTAATTCTTCATATACCCTAACCGACTTTGAGAATGTTCCGAAGTCTGTAGTCGTCCGGTATAGTTGGTGCCATCCCAATCATCACCAGAGTGCATTTCGTATATTTTACCTGCCGAATTACCTACCACTTGTAGGTCCGTTCCACTTGAGCGATAAATACATCCTGCGGTCAAATTAGCTCTGTTGTGGCGTGTAAAGCGTAGACTGCTCCTACCCCTTGCGGTATTGCATATGATGCCCTCCGAAGGGGTGGAAGTAGCCGTTCCATATTGAAACCAATATTCATCTCTGTCTTCGTTGTAAGTAGCCCAATTCGTCGCTTGAAGTCCTTTCTCGCGCCGATCAAGCAGGGGCTTCACCCGATCCGATACGTTATCTACATAAAAGCCTCCGGTAGAGCTTGTTGCTACCGCACCGGCAATGCCGTTATCTGATTCAAACATCAAGAAACCACCCCGCGCCTCTGCGACAGTAAAATGCCCTGCGGTTCCTATAATATGCGATACCTCACGTACTGCCGTTTCTTTTAAGTTGCTGGTAGGCAACATACGGAATATTTTACGCCGCTTAAATATGAAGAGATTGCCCATGAAAACGGTTACGCCGGTCACATCGCCCGAACCACGATCTATCTGTATCGAACCCGCATCGGAACCCGTCCATGTCTCTGCATCATTTACCGCAGAGTAACTGGCGGTATCCCCACTGAAAAGCCACCATCGTCCACCCCAACTGGTGCCAAACTTACCGGTTGAGGGAGGACTTCCACCCAAGGCACTGACCCCTGCACTGCTCGTATACTTTTTAGGGGTGTCCACACCATTGGAAATCAGTAATAGATTCGCTGTGGTGGTAGCACCGTAGAACATACCGCCCGACCATCGAACATCCGTACCCGTATTAAAGCCGGTGCCGTTCGTGGACTGTGCAAAATTACCAGCATTGCGTTCATAAATCTTACCGTCTGCGGCTGCGGCAATAAGGCGTGAACCTTCGCTGTAATCAAATAGACCCGTGACCTTACTATCGCCTGTCGTCGCAGTGCCAATTTGCGAAGCACCGCGCATCTTTTCCGGTTCCTCTGTATCCCGCAGATAAACCATATTAAGCGCATCCCATACGGCACGAGAATCAAACTCAGGGTTTCCAGCATGAAGACGACGATCTATCCCGTTGCCCAGGCGATAGTGGGTGTCGTGATTCCATTGACTCATTTTATTCTCAATGCTCCACGATGCAACGGACGAGTATCATAGGGTAATATCTCGACTGATGACCCTACATCCAGATACTCACCTACTCTTAGTATATCGTCCTCTGTAAAGCGCAAGCACCCATGCGATATGAACCCCTCATTCTCAAATCCACCACCTTCAGCCTTATCTTTCTGCTTATGAGGTCCATGTAGCCCATATCCTTTTTCAGTCAACCCCATCCATAGCGGTTCATACCCACTGCCCTTTGCCATAGGCACTTCATCTTTAACTTTAAAAGAGCCGGTAGGTGAGAAATACTTTTTCCCGTACCGCGTACCAGTAGTATCACCGGTCCCTACCTGAAACTGCTCTATGAAAGTGCCTATCGCATCTAATATCTGTGCTACATTGCGGTTTGGATCTATTACCAATCTATACGGAGCTTGCGGCGAAGGATCAGCCGCTTCTTCCAAGGCATCTTCCGTAACCACCACTTCACCAGGGGGTGATTCATAGGACCCTATAGCCTTCTGACTACGTATTACTGCATCCGTAATAGTCGGTGATGTCTCGACTTTCTTGATATCGAAACTCTCCTCTTCTACAGGCATGGGTAGCTCTGCGGGTTGATCTATAATAGCCGATGGGTACTTCACCGGTTCTGGTAACGGACCATCAAAAGGAGTTTGTCGATCTATACGTTCTAATTCCGTTGACGGGGAGGTAGGCTCTTCCCCTTGAAATCTCTTTATTGGTGGAAGCGGTGGTGGTGGCTCTAAATCATCTATATCAACATCTATGAGGTCTACGTCATCAATACTCATATCATCTGATGCGAAACCGATTGGCTCTTTGGGTCTGACCGGCGGCACCCCTGAACGTGATAGTTGAATATCTAGTTCGGGTGGAAAAGATGGTCCCTCTATCCGCTCTAATAGAGAGGAGGGTAACGTAGGCTCTTCCCCTTGGAATCTAACGATAGGCGGGAGAAGCGCAGCCTCTACTTCATCTCTATCAACCATATCAATCTCTTCCACTCGTTGCATATCAGGGGCTTGTACGCCCGATGTTGCAGATTTTCGAGAAGAAAATATAGTTCGCTCTGGCTGATCTTGACTTTTTGCTGTGACTACCGTTTCCTCCATTACTATTGGATCGTCTTGAGAACGTCCTGCCGATTCACGTTTCTTGGACTCAGGATTATCTACTACATGGTGAGCAACGCTATAATAACGGTCTTTATCAAAAAGAATAGCATCAATACGACCATCATCTCTTTCCGTAAGTATCCATTCTTTATTTGCACCTGGATCGCCTAATCCTACGTCCCTATAGTTCATTGCCATACACCCTTTTTCTAATAGCCCCTAGGTGTCAACTTCTCTGGATTGGTAGGATCAGCAACCCAGTGCTGACCAAATAAATATACCGATCCATTCTGTTGGAGTTCTTGCTGCTGTCCACCATTAAGCCAATTAATATCATAATCATCTAATCCTGTACTCATGCTACGGCCTAATTGCGGTGGCTCAACTTGTTGCTCTCTAGTCCTTGATGTAGGTGGTCCTCCCACATTCTTTGGGGGTGGTCCACTAGCCTGTTGCTGAGTAGTAGCCGGTGGTCTTTTTGGCGTTTGTCCATAGGTCAACGATGGTGATCGTGAAGGTCTTTTTCGGAACTCATTGACACCTGTTCTGGTCTTCCATTCTTGCCTAGAATCAGCCATAATATTGTTCCTACCTCTTTATAATTTATCGTTGTGCGCCTTTAAGATCGAAGTATATACCGCTACGAGTGGGTATCGTTACTCCGTAATCTCTACGGTAGGTCTGAAGGTCAAAGGCAGCATCAATCTCTTCCCTATTCTCACGCCGCATAAGATGACCTATACACGACTGATACCGTTGCTCCCACATCTGCGCTCTACCTCTGTCTTCATTGAACATGGCAGCTCTTACCTTGCACCGAGCTTGCACTGCTTGATAGGCGATCCCAGGGGCATTGCCGCCAAAGATATCAGTATCAAAAACACTGGCATCATTAAATGATTCTTTATACCAGATATCAACCAAATACGCTTTCGTTGGAAACGGCCAAAGTAAAAGGCGCGGGTCTTCATTCACTGCATTACTTACTATCGTAGCGAGGTAAGGACGACCACTGGTGTTGCGGTGAAGATCACCACCCGACTCTGACATGATGCGGGTCATATTTACCATACTAATCGAATTATCACTCATTTGCCCCGACAGACCCTGCGCCCATGTAGCCGACTGACCATAGGTGATATGCTTGATCTCATCCATCACCCTTGTCGTATTGGTACTGGTCACGGTGGAGGTGACGCTACTCGTGCCGCCTGTAACTGTTTCACCCACAGTAAAAGCGGCACTTGCTCCACTTAAATATACAATAGATTGGCTTGTGTCATGTAGCACTATTGTTGCCGTAGAGCTACTTGAACCACCCGTAATGGTCTCACCCGTGGTATACGTGCCGGATGCTGACGATGCGACCAATGTTACGGTCCCTAAGATGGGTAAGGGGTAGGTGTCTTGGAAGATGCGATATCCGCTACCTGTGGTGGTCGTGCCTACGTAGTTACGCGACCCTGCTCCCGCCGACACCCCCAATGTCAACGTATCGGGTGATCCACTGGTGACTACCTTGGCAATGGGATACGACTCACTGTCCTGAGTGCGCCTGATCCACATGTTGGTAGTCACTGAGCCGAAGTTGTTGGCACTCGCGTCATCAGCATCGACACTATTGACGGTAGATGATCCATTCGTCATGGCTACTTGTCCTGTAGTAATATCAGCAGCCGTGACAAAGTTACTATGCTTCAACGCCCATCGAAACTCACCATACGTCATTATCTCTTCAACGCACTCATTGACCTCTTCTATGAGCATAGACTGAAGTATATTGGTGCTTGTGAACGAGGTTATCGCCGGATCACCAATCTCTTTTAAAGCTGAATTAACACAGTAGCCCAAACTTCTTGAAGCCATCTAATCACACCTTGCCTGTACGACGATCATCACCTCATCACCAGATGCCGCCGAAGTAGTAAGCAACTCTAGGTCTTTGGTAGCAGCGGTTCCTTCAGTACTGGGGTTAAAGACCAATCCTCCATCGGGACTATCGCGGAAATCCCAATGAATATTGCCCACTGTACCCACCGGATGGCGCAATAGCGACACATCATCTTCATCGTCATTGTCAAAATGAAGTTCAGCGGAAATACCAGCAGTAGATTCGATCCAAATCTGAAGAATCTTCAAATTGGTCGTATAGTGCATTGTTGACAGATCAATTATCGCTGTCGCAGTGTGGTTGTCTGTATTAGCCCATACCGCATGAAATGTAGTAAGTATGCCGTGTCCAACATTGCGGGTATAGGTCGTAGCGGTAGGAGCAGCCATGTTCTACCTTTCGCCTTGGTAAGTCACCGATCAGCAACTTAGGGTAATAAGTGAACAACGAGCCGTAAGGCTGTTGTATAGTTCAGTAGCGATTGAGTCTAAGATGACCTCATAAATTATTTCTTGCTACTTTCGGTCGAGCTATTTCTTAGCTTTTGCTTTGATCTTTACTTTGGGCTTTACGTTAGGTGCTTTAGCCTGATTCTTTTTGTTATACGCATGTTGTGCGCGACGATAGGCCGATCTAAACTCATTTACATCACAGTCTATGCCCGCATTTTGGACGGCAACCCACGCATCAGGCCGCTCTAGACCTGATGCGAGAGTCTCATCTATTACCTTTTTCAACTCAGCCATGACTAGCTAGCTACTGTGCCTGGGAAGAGTCGTGCCGACTGATCAACAGCATCGGCCTCATAATTCTCTGCGGCCATGCAAGAGCCGGGGTCCAGCATACTGCCCAAGGTTCCTTCGCCCATGATATTGCGCGTAATCATACCCAGTGCTGCCGCCGAAAAAATGATAGCAGGACCGAAGGTTGATATATTGTTATCAATCAAACAGTCCGTATGGGCTACGCCGCTATTGATTGCGCCCACATCCCATCCATTCGTATCATTGCCACCGTGGAAGATGCAATTACGTACCGCCAAACCATCTACTCCTGCCGCTTCAATTTCAATCGCTGCATCAGGACCATTGGCGGTAATCTGGAATCGGCAGTTGTCTACCAGCAAGTTATCCCCTGCTGCGGCTACAGTGATTGTCTCCAAATCATTTGCACCGCACTGAAAAGTGCAACCACGGATCGTGAGTCCGGCCGCCCCTACATCAATACGCGAGGTATTAGCCGCACCGGAAGCATTGAATTGCAGATCCTCAATTACGATATTAGCCGCCTGATGGGATAGGATATCACCCGTCGATCCCAAGGTGCCCGTAATTGCTGAAGCATTGATATTGCCCTGACTCTTAAAGCCAGAAAGGGTCATATCCGTCTTATCCAGCGCAGTCGACGAAGTAATCGTTATGGTCCCAGGTAGTATGACCACCGTATCACCACGACCAGCAACGCACTGAGTCACGCCCTGCGAGATCGTAGAGAGAGGCTGTTCAGGGGTAGTTCCTGAATTTGAATCAGAAGCACCTTTGCCTTTATAAGCTACTGTGCCGCCACCCACGAAAAATACAGCACCCCCTGGTTTTTCAACATTAATCCATCGTCCATTCACAAAATTAAGATTAGCCATTGCCTTGCTTTCTAAGTTAGATAAGTGGGGGTTTCGCCGTAGCTAATCCCCCCTCTCACTATGATTCTCCTGTGGACAACTTGTTCACGCCACAGGCGAGATTTTTACCTATACGCCAGGACTACCAAAGATACCACGAGGATCACTCCAACCACTGGACTGAGCAAACAGGCCCGTGATCTTATAATCCTTGGTATCGAAATCATACTCATAATCCGTCCAGAACTCTTCACGATCATACAGCAAGAGTTCATGGTCCGCTTTATCAGCAAGAATAAACCATCCATCCGTATCCGTCAGGTAGTTCCACACCTGTGAGTCGAGCAACCCGTTGACCGCATTGATGGCATTGGTATTGTCCTCAGACTGTAGCGTCGAGCGCAGCAGTCGATCCGCTTCAAAGCGCAACTCCTTGGGCACCAGCAGACACCGAGGCTCAATAGCCACACGCTTGCCGCCACCATCACGGAAGTCACTAAAGTCGATCAACGCTTGCTCCAGCGAGGTCTGCGACAGATCAGCCGCAGAAGACAACTCATTAGCGTAGGTCGATCCATCTTCACGAACATGAGCCGTAGAAAACAACTCAACACCATCCGCGCCGGTATAATCGGAATCGAACCCATTGTTAAAATGATTAGCCAGGATCGTTTCTTCCGTTGCTCGTGCCGAACGTGCAAGTTCCACCGCTAACTTCTCCATTGACGCATACAGATCGTCACGAAGCATGTTGCGCGTCACCCGCATACCCGAACCATAGTCCAGGTGCGTGTAGGTATTACGGAACCCTTCATTGTTCGTCACGTAATCAATAGGTTGACCTTCCAGCTTCTGCGACATGATACCTACGCCACCGATGGTCAACGTATCTTCTTGGTACTGGCTGGAGGACCTTACGTTAAAGATACTCCGGCCAATGACCGAGCGTTCCATCCATTCATGGAAAATAACCCTGTCAATGTCTCTAAGCGTTGCCGAGAAAGGAAACGCACCGATTGTATGTATTGAAGCCATAGTATGATTCCTTTCTTAAACGCCAGTACCGGCATTAGTTTCCATGAAATGCTCATTGACCGAACAAATCAATTCGGCATGATCGCCAATCAGATTGTCGGAACGATTTAGAAGACCGTGGACACGCATCACCAAAGCAGCCGTGGTATTAGAACTTGTAGCACTCAACTCCATGCCACTAAGACCCGTAGTAGTGCTACCAGCATGAGCAACGGCAATATCCATATTGTTACCATAAGAAGTAACAGCAGGTGTACCACTCGCATCTACTTGAGCGTAATAGATCTGAGCCGGATGATAGTGAACAAGAATTGTTCCTGCTGTAGAAGCAGCAACCAGAGCTTTTTGTGACGATGATACTGACGTAGCTGATTCAGCAGCACCCACATTATGCGCTTCTGATCCAGTACTTTCCGTAACAAGACCATCCGCTTCAAGAGCCATCATATCGCCTTTGAAAACGGCCAAGTTACTCGCATCACTAGAATATGCGTTTAGCCCATACATAACACCCGTAGCGTTAAAACCATGCGGGGTGTCTGCATTGGCTGGACTTGCAGCAGCCATAACTATTTATCCCCTCGTAACCGAGATACCATCTCTAGCTCTTGGATCACCGTATTGAAAGTTATGATCATCTTCGCGTTCTACTTTACCCGCCACAGCCCTTGCCACTTGTCCGGCTTGAGTAGACGAGTAATTCTTTGATTTCAAACTGTCATAGATAAGTCGCTCAACACCTTCACGATTCTGTGCAAGTGCTTCCTTACTAGCGGCCAGACCTTGTGTGACACGTGATCTTTTCTGTGCCTGTCGAGCCGTAGCAAGGCGTTCTGGCACCCTGACAAGAATCAACTCATTAGCCTTTACATCACCCGTTTCTGACGAACCTTGCATGGGCATATCGGCTAATTCCTCTTTGGTCATCTTGACGACCTGTCCACCCTGGTCAATCAATCGCTTGATCTTCTCAGGGCTTTTCCAAATCAGCTTATCGCCAGCCTTGCGGCAATCTTCGCGTAAACGATCTGGGATATACAATGCGTCAAAACGGTCAAATTCATCTTGCATCGTAAGACCGGCAATGTCATGTGGCGTAGGATCGTCAGGCCCCCTCAAGTCGGGACTGAGCGTATCCTGCTGCATTGCCATGATGCACTGATGAGGGTGCTTCGATTTAAGATGTCCCTTCAATGCTTTCGGCTCTATCTCTTCTCCTACGCCTAATCGCGCACCACAGAAGGGACAGTCCTTACCATCGGAATGTTCAAAGACATAATCGACACCGGCCTGAACGATTGCATCTTCTTTCGGGTCTTTAGTGTCATTAGCCATTGTTCGCTCCGTTATGACGGGACATAGACAACGTATCTAGTTCTTTTGCTGTATCAGCAGTAATTGTGCGAAGACGATCAAAACGAGTCGCAGCAGGATCAAAAGCAGGTACCTCTTGTTGTGGTGCCTGACCATTAGGCGTAGCGGCGAGTGGGTTTCTACGGCGTGGTTGCGAAAAAGGCTTGACTTCCCCCGATTCCATAGCATCGACTAAAAGTTCTTTAGTTCGGGCGGCTACATCACGAGGACGCTTCGCCAGTTCGGGATATTGCTGCAAGTCTTGATTCAAACGTGCTTGCAAATGCCCAGACTGTTCCGGCGTAATCATACCCTTTTGCACCCATTCCGAGAAGCGGTTGCTGGTTGAGAACGTGGAGTTTAACTCCCCCATGATCTCTCCCTTGACCTGACTCGCTACCGCAGCCATATCTTGCTTGGTAGCTAAGTCACCGGATTTCTGCTGAAACTTATGATCAAAATGAGTCTCTAACGTATCATAAGCCTGAGTACCGGCCTCATCGTTGCCTAACTGCTGGCGTATTAATTGTTCCGTTGCGTCTGGGACCTTACGGTCCTGTTCGCTTTGATCAACAGGCGCAGAGCGATTCTGCACTTGTTGGAGTTGTTGTTGCAATGCTTGATCACGTGCCGCCCATTGAGCATCACGCTGCATCAAGTTTTGCACCTGGTGTTGTGCTTGCTTGGCCTTATCGTTGACCTCTTTAAACCGATCATACGGTACGGCCTGTGACTCCTGCCCCGCTGACGGGGGGGCATCCGATTGCGAAGTCGTTCCACCATTAGACGAGCTTGGTGAGGGATTAACGTCTGGAGTTGCTTCACTCATTAGAGTGGTCTTTCTTGGTTAGTACTGCTTATTTGCGGGCTTAGTCGTTGGCGCACTGCCGCCTTTGCTTTTGGATTTCTTACCACCAGTAGCACCTTTGCTAGATGCTTTCCTAGGCTTCCAAGATCCATGCGCCTTATTGCCAGTCCAATCCTTCATGGGGATTGCTCCTGTTGGTTGTGATTAGCTTCCGCTTGCTTACGCAAGCTCCGTGACACGGTGTCCGGTAGGTTTAACCCTGCTACCTTGCATAAGCCATGAAACAGGGTTAGATACTGCATGGGTTTCATGCCGCCACTGACGATGGTGGTGGGATCGCCGTTCTTCAACGATATAAAGGCATATTTACCCTGCCCTACCATGTTGCGAACGACTTGATGTTTAACGTCTTCGTTCATGCCATCATCTCTTCTAATTGTTCCTGGGTAACGCCATCACTATCGTGCAGTCCCATTGCTGCTCCGGCCTCATTCTCCAGCCGCAGTATAGCCCTACGCACCCCTTCAGCAATGCCGGTATGGTAGTTGACTTTGGAGATGTCACCCCCTTGTCCAGCACCCCTGACCGCTACGACTTCCTTCTGCTCCATCTCGCGTAATAGCGCGATTACCTCATCAAAGGTCGGGTTGGTAAAGAAGTCGCGTTGGTAGCGTAGGTTCCTATCCTGCTGCTCTTGATTCAAAACTCCCCTGCACCTAGTGGTCTAACATATCCTAATCCTCCTGTATCTCTACCAGGGGTAGGTCCTATGTTCACGATCTCGTCATAGTCGTTTTTTGCATATCGTAGACCATTTAAGTCAATATATCCATTCTGCTGAAGAGCGTATTGTTCAGACGGGTCTAAGGTTAGATATGTGTCTTGTGGCGGGATGTAACCATGCCCTTTCAAAAAATCCGTGCCAAACCAGCCTTCAGGACTACCCACTGGTCCAATACTACGATTAGCTACGCGATGTACAGACTGAGGCGCGGGTCGTCCTGCTATATCCTCGCCATATTGTGTACCTGCTGACGGGGAGGAAGCTGCAAGTTTATACCTTCGATTTGCTTCTGGTTCTGCTGGAGGTTTCGTTGGACCTTCTTGTGGTACTGGTTTCGTATCTGGTTCACCAACAACCGGATCGGGTCTTAATCCTTGGTCCCTAATCGTCGGTGGTGCTTGTTGCAT